AAGGTCGGTAAGAGCACATTGTTTCGAGATTTAATTGTTGAATATTACGGAGATCCAAAATACGGATTAATGATTGCTCCAGGTAATGAAACTGGTTTTAAAGCATTAGATAATTTGTATGCTGTGGAAGCCCAAACATGGGAAGATTTTTGTGATATTGTTGATGACTTAGTATTAAATAAAGCAGATAACGAATTTAAGATTATTGCAATTGACACTGTTGATGAATTAATTAATATTGCAGAAGAAAAAGTTTTAAAAATTCATTATCAACGAAAAGGCGAAAAAGCTACTTCTATTAATGGTGCTTTAGGTGGATATGGCGCAGGAAAGAAAATGCTTCGTAAATTAATCAACGATAAGATTAAAGAATTAGAAAGTGCGGGGTATGAAAATAATAGAATGCCCCTCTTATGTGGTAACATATAGGAAAAAACGTGGTGAACCAACAGAGTTTGGGTGTCAAATCAACTTTTATAAGTAACATCAGGAAATGGATGTAAATGATTTGGCTAACAGGGAAACCTTTAAAATGGCAATCCTGTGCTAAGTTTCATAAAAGAAAAGAAATTTATGACCGGAAGTTTATACATAATAAGAAACATCAAAAATAAAAAAGCATATGTTGGAATAACATTCCAAAGTCCTTCAGAAAGACGATGGCGACAACATAAAACAGTCGCAAAAACAAATAGAAAAATTTTACCTTTGTATAAATCTATAAGAAAACATGGAATTGAAAATTTTTTATTTGAAGTTTTGGTTTTTGATGTTGATGAGAACATATTGTATTTTCTAGAAGAAGAGATGATAAGATTACTGAAATTAAAAAATAAAAATAAGGGATATAATCTTTCCGATGGAGGAAAGGTGAATAAGGGATATAAAATGCCAAAATCCCTTATAGAATTCAGAAAATCTTTGGTTGGTGAAAAAGCTAGTTTTTACGGGAAACATCATACTCCAGAATCTAAGGAATTGTTGAGTAGAGCACATTTAGGAAGAAGAGTAAGAGAAGATGTAAAAACAAGAATTTCTCAATCTCATAAAAAAAGTAAAAAATCACTACTTTATAATAAAGGTGAAAAACATCCTTCTTTTGGAAGAAAAAGACCAGAAATAGAAAATAAATCAATAAGAAAAAACATGCCTCATCGTAAAGAAGTTGTAATGCTCAATGAAGAATCTAATATTGTTATGAAATTTTTATCATTAAAACAAGCTGGAAAATGGATTCAAGACAATATAGATTGGGTAACTAATAAAAATCAAAGAAGTATTGCAACTTCAATAAAAAGAAGTATAAACAACGATTATTTTGCTTATGGTTATAAATGGAGATTTTATGAAAAAAGTCAAGAGACTATCCCTTCGGATGATTGAAATATCATCATTAGGAGTAGGGCTTGTGCGAACAAGTGGGAGAATTCCCCTTAAATCGAAGTGCCACGCCCCTTTACAGGGTGAAGATATAGTCCATACTTTATGGAAACGTAAAGACCAATTAGATTCGCTTTTTTTCATCGGTCATACGAAAGTTCGTGACATTAAAGAAAAAGGACAAGAAGAATCTTATCAACAACTAACATCCAACTTAGAATTTGATTATGATGCATTATTCACAGATAAAGCAGATATTATTGCTTCTTGTTACATAGAAAGAAATGTAAAAGACAATTCTTTAGAATCAACTACACGATACATTTATTTTCGCCCCAATGGATTTGTAGATGCAGGAAGTCGTTTCAAAGATATGCCAGAGCGTGTTCCCATGACTGCACGTGATTACATTAGTGCCTTTGAACAGGGAGCAAAAGGAACTTATACTAAACCGTTGACGAAAAAAGAATTGGACAAGAAAAAGAAACAGGAAGATGAACAACGTCAACAAGAAGCTCAGAAATTTACCGAAGC